GAACGAAAAAAGGTATGAATATCGATGATATTCCGATTATAAGATATGAAAAAGTTAAGTCTCCAGTATGGGTATGCAGGTTTATGACGCCTGAAGGTTACATATTAAAAGAGATGGATAGTCCGTACGAACATAGAAGTCACCCGTTTGAACTATATATGTTTCCATTGATAGGTGGTCAGATTAAATCTTTTACTGAGGATTTAATTCCTTCACAGAAGAGCATCAATAGAAACATGATGATGTTGGATATGATTATATCAAGGACGGCTAAAGGGGTTGTTATGGCTGCAAAACAGCTTATACCTGAAGATATGACGCCTGAAGAATTTATTAATCAATGGGCAAGGGAGGACGCAGTTATCTTACTTGATTATTCACCGATGAAGGCTAATCTTCCGTTGCCAAAACAGATTTCAGAGAACTCAACATATATTGGCATATATGAAGTGCTACAAAGGGATATACAATTTATACAGGATATATCAGGGGTTTTTTCTGCAATGCAAGGGAAGAACACAGGTTCGTCAACCCCTGCATCTTTATATGCGCAACAGACAGCAAACTCTACACTGAATATAATGGACTATATGTATGCGTTTGAAAGTTTTCTCGAACGCAGGGACAAAAAAATATTAAAACTTATCTTGCAATACTATGACGATACGAAATACATTTATATTACAGAACAAAAGAATAACGGGAAATACGTTAAGTTTAATAAAGATGAAATAAGAAAGATTGATTACATGCTTGTAAGGAATAAGAGCCAGAAAGCACCTACATATAAGATTATGCTTGAGGAAAAATTACTCAATATGGTACAGTCTGGAGCACTACCGTTCGATATTTACCTTAAGCTAAGTACGTTACCTGAAGCAGAATTGGTTCTAAAAGAAATAGAGAAAGAAAAAGCTCAGCAGGCAGAAATGCAAAAACAAATGCTTATGGCTCAGCAGGCAGCACAACAGTCGGCTGGGCAACAACCAGCTCCACAACCTAATCCACAGCCTGCTCCACAGCAGCAACCTGATGAGCAACAATTACAGGAAAATATACAGCAACCACAACAGGAACAGTTAGATCTAAGCGATGAAGAAAAAGATAAAATTGCTAACGATATATTAAATGAAAGTTTAATGAACGGGTTACAATCTTAAATCTTTCTTAAGATTTGAGATATTTTCCCTTAATTCTTTTCCTTTTTCAATATTTTCAGATTCCCAACCTATGCTAAATGCAATGAATGCAGTTTCTTTTAGTTCATCATTTAGCAGCTTGATGTATTCTTCATAAGTATCGATAAGTTTTTTGTACTTATTAAAGAATAGCATCAGGAGGATTGTAGTACGGATTACGGATAAGAATCTTTTCATATGTTGGTGGTTTTTTGTTAATAATTTTTGGCATTCCCATAGCGTTATATGCTACCCAAAGGCCAATAGCGTTTGACATTACAATATCATCGTGTGCGCCTTCAACAGCGCCAAATGTAATAGAGTTCTGTTTGTACTCATAAGATTCGTATTCATCAAGTGCAAGTATATCACGTTCAATATATTTTTTATCCCTAAGCAAAGATAACAAAAAATCTATAATCATTGGTTTAGTATATTCAGAGGTAAAGAAACCAAATTTTATTGTTTTCCCGCCGCCTTCATTATTAAATGATTGTCTAATATAAATGTTTTCATAGAAGTTTGCTATTTCATTTATAACTGTATAGGTATGGTCGCCTTCCGTATCATTAAACTTTCTATCACTATGAAGTTTGTTTACTTCAAATACGAGTAGTGCGTTACTGTATAGTCTGGAAATTTGTGCTGCTTTCCATGCAAGTAAATCATGGTCAATATGCCCACGCCAACGTGCAGCTATTTCAGGAATACCATCAGGTTCGTGCATCCAATATCTATCAATAACGGTTATAACTGAATAGTCTGCCTTTGGATTAGAACCGCCAATATCTACCGAAACAATATATCTTTCAGTAACATATTCTTTGTCGTTTTCATCAGGAGGAAACGTCCAAATCTTAAGACAGCCTTCTGGGTTAGATACAAGTTTTATATCAGAAAAAGCTTCCTTACCTTTATTATTTTTTGCAATAATATCCCCAATAAATTTTGGTTCTTTAATGTATCTTCTCTGCTGGTTGACATATTCTGGTGGGAAAACCCTTCTACCTGAGGACTGGAATGCTTCTTGCCAAGTCGTTGGGTTTTCTTCTTTCATTAGCCATTCATTGTTGTTTTTTTCTTGCAGTCTAAATCTATACCATGCGATTTGTTCGAGAGTAAGCCCTAATCCCCATAGATATTCTTCGTATGGTGAGAAGTTATTATAGAAGTCCTGAATAGATGTAAGGCCTAAGAAAGATGTAATACTATCTAAAGGAATAAAGTTTTTTGTATCTTCTTGCCAACCAACGAAAATAGGTTTATAAACGCTTTTATTTTCGACTGCTGCCAACCATTGTTTATGGAAATAGTTTCCAACGCCATTTGCTGTACTTTCGAGAATAATCATTGTTTCAGGTTCTGCTACTACGCCTTCTGACAATGAAGCAATAAGTTGTTCAGGGGTTTTGCTTTGCGTTTTTTGATAGAATGCCACTTCTGAAAAATGCACAATCTTAAATGTATTTGAACGTAGTGCATTTGGTTTTGTCATTGAAGCTATTTGAATAGTGCAGTCACGTTGTGGAATATATTTATGTTTTGTCTGTTTCCAACGTTTCATTTCGATTTTACCTGCAAAGTCTGGATAATGAGAAAGAAGTTTATCATATTTAGCACGGATATTATATGCTTGTGGTTCAATATCAGTAACGATAGCCATGTTCCAACCTTTCTTTCTACGTATTTGTATCCATGCCCCATATATATCGTAAAGGGTTGAAGCGCCCTGTTGTCGTGACTTAACGTCAATGATTCTAATTGGCACGCCTGATGTTCTTAATGATTCGAGAAGTTGTACCCTTTTTCGTTGAGTTTTATTAAGCTTAAAACGAGTATCCGTACCAGACTTAATATCAGGTACTGTAACACAAGTAATAGCCCAAAATTCAAAATCTTCATCAAGACGTTTATTAATAAAATATTCATCGAAAGCTGAACGCAATTCATCGTTAACTGTTCCGAATTTCCTTAATAAGTATTTATCAACGTCGCCGCAGTCTAACATTTCTTTAATTACAGGGTCATTAACAAGAATTTTAGGCAAATAATATGTATAACGTTCCCCGTAATGAGTAAATGTAACTTCTTCTCTACTTGTCAATGAACCAAAACCAGTGATAGGATTATAATTATCCGTAAAAATCTTTTCAAACCTTCTTGCGTTTTCTCTAAGTATTTCGTCCCCACTTATCCTATACTTTATATTTTTCATATTCTGATTTTATTTTCTTATAATTTTTTAGGACGTAATTTATTATTTGCCTTGCTTGTATTGTACTTATGTAGAATTTTATTGAAATATCCTGTATTATATCTCTATCTGAAGCGTTTCGTGGTAATTGTTTTTTGCAGTTAAAGTAGTATTCATATATATCATAGTACTTGCGTATTTTATGTATATATTTTTCAGTCATTTAATTATCTTTTATAAGTTAAACTTACACTTTAGGCATAGCAAATATAATAATTTTGTTCTGAACATAATAGTAATGTTTAAATAAATTTTATTAAAAAAAAAGTTATGAAAGAAGGAAAAGACAATCAGGTGCAACAGGATACTCAGGGGAAACCTGTAGTAACTGGTAAGATAAAGATTATAGATATTTTGAAGAATGCAAAAGGAATAAATGATAACGATATAAACGATGAAAATATCTATGATTATGTAGGCAACTTTCTTGATGAACTCTTGGAATATAAGAATAAAGTAAGTGAGGCGCAAAGTGCATTAAGCGAATATTTGTCAGGTGACCCGTTAGTGGCAGCAATTATTAGCGACCTTTTTAGTGGTGCGCCTGTAAAAGAGGCTGTTTTGAAACATTTAAGTCCTGAAGATTTAAAGGGTGATATAGATGAATCAAAATGGGCTCAAATACAGGCAGAGAGATTAGAAAGAGGCCAACGTATTGAGGCTAATAAAAAGGCAGTAAATGAACTCATCGATAGCTATAAGAAAGAAAATAACTTATCCGACGAGGATATTGGGAAGATTCTCAATGCTATTGATGATTTCATTGTAAGGGCGTTGGAATTTGCAATAACTAAAGAAGATTTAGATAACTTCAAAAAGATTGCTTTAGGTGAAAATACTGTCTCTGAACAACAAACAACGCCTATTGAAG